ATCCCAGTGTTCTGGGTTAGTAATTTTAGATGAAATTGAAAGCTTTTATTGATTGTCTGTTGTGATGTTTTTTTAGGTTTAAGTCTGAACAATCGTTTAAACAAATTCATGACGGTAAATCTCCCTTTGCTATAGCGGCGTTAATCAATGAGGCGTTACGTGCAGTGAGTATCTGTGTGCTCATCCAGTTCATGACGGTTGTTAAGCTGCATCCTGTAATGCCTGCCACCGCTACCAGTGTTGCGTCACGGGTGGAATGGGTGTTTACCCATGCTTTGAAAGTGGTGTTGTCGGTGATTTTAGTCATAGTGTGTCTTCCTTTATGTTTAATTTAACAATTAACGCGATATAGCCATAGATATTTTTGAAAGAAATTTTATCACCTGAAATCAGATAATCAGTAAAAGGTATGGGGTTAGCCATTCCCGCATCGTAATAATTAATATCTACGGCTGCATTGTCAATTTTAACGTAGGTTGTTTTACCTGAAAAACCGTAGCTGATTACTGCATTTGAGAGATCTTTCCAATCAGGTGAGTTCATGTCAGGCAATACACGGTTTACATCAGGGTATTCGTAGTCAAGGGTTAATGGCTCACCTTTCACATTAATATAACCAACTGGTAATTCCTCTTGTTTTACCATGGCGTGTAACGCAAAGCCATTTGTAGCAACAGCATAAGTATCATTGACGTAAATATCCCACAAAAATGGTTGTGCGCCGCCGCGCTTTGCTAACGCAAGCGATAACCAGTCAGTCGTATTCTTGGCTTTTTTCTGTCTTGTTAGAAGAAGGTTAGAGTAAATAGATTGAATCAATAGCGGATTGTTACTTAGTAGCTCATTGGGAAGGATTGCTACTAATTCATGAAAAGATTTGAGTGCATCTGATTTTTTAGATACTTTTCCTTCAAATGCCATTTTTAGTAAGATGTTTTGAATAGTCATGTCGTTCTCCGTTTGTGTTGTTTGCCTTAAAAGCAATATGACTTATTTTAATGCATAAAGCAAGGACTATTTTAAGGGGAGGTGATAATAATTGTGGATAAGTATGTGGATAAGTGTTCGCTTTCGGATTGCTTGACAAAAAATGTATTACAATGTACCATAAATCATGGGAAAATTGACCGATATTGAGATTTTAGCAAAAATGTCACAGGAAGAGCTTGCGTCAAATAAATATGACCCCGTGACCGTGCTACCTGTTGCTGAGGCTTATTTGGATGATTGGCGATCGCATGGTGATGTGCAGCCTACATTGCTTCGGCTGTCACGCATTCTAAAGGTTGACCAAGATACTGTTACAAACTGGAAGAAATCTTTTCCTCAATTTGCCCGTGTGTGCAATGATATTACATGTGAACGCGCTCTTGTGCTGTCAAATATGGGGCTTACTGGTGATTTTAAGGAAGGCATTACAAAAATGCAGCTTGCGCACTGTGAGACAAATAGCTGGATAAATCAGAGCAAGGTGGATAACGTGTCTAGTGACGGCACTATGTCACCCACTACAACACCTGAGGCATTGGCTGAGGCTGTTATAAAACGCCTTGAATTGAAGCATGAAAATTGATGATGTAACGCTAATCTATAGCGATTTCCTTGCTTTTGTGCGGTATATGTCACCGCAAATAGTCACCGCTGAGTATCATTATCGCATCGCAGCGGCATTAGAGCGGGTTGTTATTGGCAAGTGCAAGCGTCTAATTATCAATATACCCCCTCGCGCGGGCAAGTCTGAGCTTGCCGTAGTTCATTTCATTGCGTGGTGTTTAGGCTTCGCGCCGTACAGCAAGTTTATTGTTGCAAGTTATGGCAAGTCTGTTGCACAAACAAACACTTACAAAGCACGTGAGCTTATGCAGCATGGCAGGTATCGCACAATCTATGGCGATAGGCTAAAGATTGACTCACGCGCCAAGGCAGAGTTCCGAACGCCTCAAGGCGGATTTGTCTACGCAGCGGGCGTCGGTGGTGCAATCACTGGACACGGTGCTGGTGGTGCATTAAAGTCATTTGGCGGCGCGTTTATCATTGATGACGCGCACAATGCCACAGAGTCCAACAGTGAAACGATGCTTGCTAATGTAATTGACTGGTACAACGTCACGGTGAAGTCACGATTGAATAGTATGGAACATACGCCTATTATTGTTATTATGCAGCGGCTTCACGAATATGACTTGGCTGGTTATTTGCTCAATGGTGGCAGTGGTGAGGAATGGGAAAGCATCATCATCCCTGCAATCAATGAGGACGGCACAAGCTATTGTGAGGAGCGTCACCCCATAAAGGAGCTGCATTTGCTTCGTGATTCCAATGCGATGACATTTGCAGGGCAATACATGCAGTCGCCGCGCATTGCGGGGGGGAATATCTTTAAGGCTGATTGGTTCGGCGTGCATCAATACGTTGCGCCGTTTTATGGCTTTGACTCTATCGTGCATTCATGGGACACTGCTTATAAAGCAGATCAGCATAATGATCCGTCATGCTGTACGGTGTGGGGAATCAAAGGGAATCAAGCGTGTTTATTGGATATGGTGAACGTCCGTATGGAATATCCACAATTAAAGCGCAAAGTGCATGAACTGGCAGATATTTATCCGCCTCAAAATCTATTGATTGAGGATAAGGCAAGCGGTCAAACACTTATTCAGGAACTTCGTAATGAGACACGCTTACCCGTCATCGCAATCAATCCCGAAGGTGATAAAATGACACGCGCAGTCACTTCCTGCGGCATGGTAGAGGCTGGCAGGGTTATGCTTCCCTTGACAGCATGGTGGTTATCTGATTACATTAAACAAATGACTACGTTTCCAAACGACAAGCATGATGATATGGTAGATTCTACGTCGCAGTTCATTAACTGGTTTAAGGCAAACGATAAGAATACAATGTTTGAGCAACAAATGAAGGAGCTACGTAATGCAAAAAGAAGTTGGAAAGTCTAACGAGTTAATCATTGATGTCATCACGGAAGATAAAGGCACTGATAACGTAATTGTAGAGATGCCTAATTCATATCATGCATGGGCAACGCGCGCACAGGCAGATGCTATGATTGCTAGCGGTGAAGCGATTGCCGTGCATGAAGCAAGCGAGCTTGAAGTTCGTGCGATTTACAAGGATAGAGACCTGAAAGACCAGTGGATGTCACGCAACCAAGCTGACAAGCTATTGAAAGCAGGTTCACTTGATGCGATTGTTGAAGCGTAAACATACATGAAAACACCTGAGCAAATTGCAAAGGATTTTTCTAAAAACCTGACGCATTTCATGGAAACTTCTATGCAGTGGCGGAGGGAAAACTCTGTCATGTATGCGGTGCGTGATAATCGCCCAATACTTTCAGGCTCAACACGGCGCGTTGATTTTATTGCTGACCGTCATAATGAAGGTGAGGGGCGCAAACAAAACTTCATGGTGGTAGGTTTAGCACCGCCATATATCCGTGCATGTATTGGCATGATGACGCAGTTCCGTAAAAACTTTCAAGCAACATCAACTGACCCTGATTTTCGTGAAGAAGTGGATGCAATGTCTGATGGCATGAAATGGGGGGTTGAGATAAGTAGGTTTGACCATGCTTACACCCTCGCCCTTGAGGATATGATAATTCGCGGCGCATCGGGTGTTGTGCATGAGCTTGATTTCTCGGTGCGAAACTATCCCGCTGGCGTTCCGTCATGCAGCAAAAAGCACCACATCTTCTTTGATAAATCAGGCATGGAATCGGTCAATGCGGATAGCATGGCGTACTGTGGTTATGCTGACCCCGTATCACGCGATGAGTTAGATGACTATATTGCACGCGCCGAAAAGAAAGGAAAAAAAGCACTGCTACTCAGCATCCCTGATTTTCGTGATGAACTATTGGAGTATTCATCTGCTGAAGACCGTGAGGATATTGTATTCCTCTATCATTATTTCTGGCATGAGTTTGAAGTCACCCACACGGTTGAAAATGTATTTCTAACAAAGAAACAGGAAGTGGCTCAACTTATTGAGGCTGACCCTAACCTTTATGAAATCATGGTGGACTTCGCTAAAGACCACCGCCTTGATTTAGTGCGTGCTAACTCTTGGACGCTCTCACCTTCTGCATTCAAAGACTATGCCGCAATGGTTGAACTAATTGAGCAATCATCTGGCGGCAAGTTCCCCAAGGGATTTGATATTGAAGGCGAAGCGCGGGTATATTATCATGCTGAGTTCGCTGACGGTAAGTTACTGAAGGCCTCACAGTCATTCACGCAGGAATGCCATGCCCTCAATGTCATGACGTGCTTTTACGACCATGCCACTGGTTCATACTACGGCATTATGCGGGGGGCGGCGTATATTGCTGAGGCACTCAATGACGCTATGAACAATCTGCTTACCTATAGTAACAGGGTGGCAACGGGTGGTAATATATCTATTACAAATGCAAGCACTCAGTTGCTTGATGTTGCAATGCAGGTGCGTGATGGCGACCAAGCATTGTTCACCCCTGAGGGGACGGTGATACAGCAACTCGGCACACCTGACGCAGGGCAAACGCTACTTTCAACAGTTGCTTTGTTGCAGGACTTGCTTGCAGCCGTCATTGGCATCCCGAAAGAAATACTGGGAATGATGAATAACGATACACCCGCTGCATCATTGTTCAGAGCGCAGTTGCAGCAGGTGAATATATCTCTTGCGCCTATGGTGAATAACTGCACTGCGTTTTTATCTAATTCTGCAAAGATATTCCGTGATATGATTTTGGAGATTGCAGGGAATCAGGATTTGCAAATAATCCCACGAATTGCGCCTGGACACAAAGAAGAATCAACCTTCGTGCTGTCACTTCAGAATATGGCGCGTTCTTATGCCACATCGCTGATTGAGCAGGATATGGGTGAGGATGCTAAGAAGGATGCTGCGGCTCAAGTGATGGAGATGTGGACTGCAATGCCTGACCAGATTCGTATTGCTACTGCACCAACCGTACTCAAAGCAATGCCACTTGACCCGCAAATACAGGATGAGTTAATGCAAGCAATGCAACCGCCACCGCCTGACCCACAAGCACAAGAGCTTGCTCTCCGTAGTCAGATTGCTAATATCTCTATGATTGAGGCACAGGCTGCACAGTTGCAAGCACAAGGCACGAAAGAGCAAGCAGAAGCTAAGCTGTCAGAGCGTGATACGTTGGTGCGTATTGAGAAGATTGTCAGTGAAATAGCAAAGAACAACGCCATGGCACAGAAGTACCAAGCGGATGCAACAATAAACCAACAGGGATATGTATGACCATAGTAAAGTGTTCAGCGTTTGATTTTGATAGGGATGGAGGGGTTCATGGTATTCCTTTTGATGATGAATTTGAAGGAAAACTCAAAACTTTTCTTGAAGAAAAGTGGAGCGTTGATGGCTTAAAGGTTCAAGAGGTGACGGAGATTGTGTTGGATAAAGTAACATTTGCAAAAGATGAAAAAATTAGAGTGTTTTTTAAGTGTAACGTGCAAGAGGGGAATGTATGATTACGATTAATAAAGAGGGCGTTAGCCAATACATTGAAGAAGCTGCAAGCGAGGGGATGCTTATCCTTCGCACAGAAGGGACTGAGAAATATGTTGCGTGGCTGAGTGCATTATCATATTCGGTTGATATGTGTGTTGGAACTGCTATATCGCATCTCATTACCCAAGAATTACAATCACCTAAGTGGTTAAATAAAGCATAAATAAGAAATTATTATTAAATTAGGGGTATGTATGACAGACGAAATCATGGCAATGTTTGAGAAGGCAAGTCAACCAGCACAAGAAGTTGAGGTGGCGCAAGAAGATGACGTAGCATTAGAGACTGAAGCTGAAACTGAAGCTGAGGTTGAAGCTAAAACTGAAACTCAAGAAGTGGACGTACAAGATGAATCTATCTCCCCACAAGAAATGCGTCCAAAAGGCGCAAGAGCAGGGCAGGAATGGGATAAACGCCGCGCCACCGAGCAGGAAAATGCTGATTTGCGCCGCTGTATTGAGGACTTAAAGCGCAATCAAGAGAACCTTATGGAGGGGTTGAAACTGGTTGCTCCAAAGAAAGAACCAGTAGACCCCACACCATCACAAGACACGCTACTCAAGCAGCACGGTTACGACCCTGACGACCTAACGCCGAACGAGCGCACACTTGCCCTTGATGCTGTAAGAAGCCGCCAAGAACTAAATGAAATACGCCAAGAAAGCAACATTCGTTCTATTGATAAATATATTGATGTAGGGACTATTGAGTTCGCGGGGGATGATGTAGGCGCACAAGCGGCGGTAAAACAGGCAATAGAATTCCTTGTGCAAGATCAGGAAATCGCTTTCACTCGTTCAGTGCAGCTTAATGGACAGAAGGCAACTGAAGCAGAAATACGCGAGGCAGCAGAGCAATCAGTTAAAGAGCTTGCACTGAAATACAAGAATGCTGGCTATAACCCCGCTACGGAATTAGCACGTATTGCATACGACAAGTTTTCAATTATGGGGGTTTGTCAAACAAACGACTTGAAACCCGAGGTTAAAACTGGTAGACTAAATCAAAGCAATCTTGAAAGATCACGTGAAAGGGCGGGTAAAGCGAATATAAAAACGCAACCCGTCAGCACCGTAGGCACTTCAGAAGCAAAGATAATTGCTGATACTCGTCTATTTTACGGGCTAGACGCCCCTATGTGCGGTTAAGCATAGAAAAGCCCCTCTGTGCTTATCAGAGAGCTGGTGAGTCACACGCCGCCCCTATGCGCGTCAAGCATAATTATTCACACAAAGTCTAATTATCATAACACATAGAGGGAAACTCATGGCTAATCTTACAGGTGGCACTATTGCCGCAAACAATTCAGAATATAACATCCTGCAAACGGGCATTGATATCATCAAGGATGCTTACGAGCTTCCTTACATGAAGCAAGCGCGTGAGCTTGGTATCATTAACGACCATACCGCTGCTTTCATGAAGAAAGCGGGTGATACTATTGTCATTGCTAACCGTAACCGCTTAAACTCAACGGGTATGGATACAAGTGTCAGCTTGTATCCACAGGTTAAAACTCCTGAGTTTGGCAATCGTACATTACAGCTCAAAGAGTATGCTGACGGTTTGCAATATGATGATGATACAACCATCTCGGTACAACGTGACTCTCTTGGTGTGTTGAAGGAACTCGGTAGCGAAACAAAACGCTTGCTTCGTGAGCATTTCTCCAACTTGGTAAACGTGGGTTACTTCCAAACGCTCGCAGGAAACACCGCTGCATCTATTAGCGCACCTGATGTCTCTGATGTGCCGTTTACTGGCAACAAGCTGTTGAACGCAACGCTACTCACCCCTGCCCTTGCACCTTCAGTTGGCAGCTTCTCTTATGGTAGCAATGCTGCACTGGCTAACCCTAGTGCGATTACTGCAACCAACGCGCCGCTTACCTATCAGGATTTACAGCGTGAAATCCAGTTAGCAGGGCGCACATTCGGCGGCGTGACTCGCTTCAGCCGATTGACTGGCAAGCCTTACCGTTATGTTATTTACCTCGCATACAGCGCATACTTTGGATTGTATAATCAAGCGAAAGCTGCGGGTGCAAACATGACGCTTGGTGATATTACCTACGCACAACTCAACGGTGGGAAAAACTTAGACGATTTGACGGGCGGCATTATGCTTCCTGACTTAATGGCTATGATTATTCCTGTAGATGAGCAGATTATGCCACGCGCTACTCATGCGGGAGTTGAGAACCTGAACTCACGTTGTTGCCTAATTGTTGGCAAGGGTGCGCTGGATATGGGTTTTGGTGCGGCGTACACGAAAGAAGCACCGTCCGCTAATGTCATCGTTGATGACGTTACTTTCAAGGCTGATGGTAAAATCCGCGTGTTCATTAAATGCCTTATGGCAGGGCGCAAGGTGCAGCTTAACGGTTCAGGCATTAACGCAGCAAACAAGTATGACTTCGCAGTTCGTACTATATATCACTCAACTACAGCACAATAGGTAACATCATGGTAGCATACACAGGTACACCAATCTTTGAGCAAGCGTTAGGCAGTGTGGGCGTTCCTACACTGGTTGCCGTAAAGTTCAACTTTACAGCGGCAACGCTAACGACTGCGGATACATTCACGGTGGATGCGTTCGCACAAAACGGCATTGAAGTCCCCGTACAGACGTTGCAGATGTGGCTAACCACCACAGCGGCTTCACCTACAGGACTTGCAATGCAAGTGGGTAACGCTGACGCCCCTGACGGCTTCTTAGTTCCAACTGCTTTTACTGCGGGTCAGGTTAATAACCGCCTTGGTTTAGGTAGCTTGATTGGCAAGCCTATCCGTAAACGTGCCGTGACAATGAACGTTACTACGAACGCTTCGGCTGCGTACACGGGTGATATTGTTCTTTCATTCCTTACCGTTTTGAACCGTAATTAATGCCCACACTTGCAGACGCACGCAATAAGATAAAGGTCAATCTTACCATTTACTCAAATGAGTTTAATAGTGAGATTGACCTTGCTATTCGTTTTGCAATACGGCTGATGCAAGGGCAAAAATGGTGGTTCTTACGTAAAAACAGAATCGTTGCGTTAACTACAAATGCAGTCAGCGTGGCGACCCCTTCTGATTTCTCTATATTGGAATCCGTTGACCTCATCAATGCGGGGCGGCGTACAGACAATCGCAGGGGATTTCGGTTGCTGGAGTATGGGTTCTTCAAAGAGAATTATTTGATGGAATCACCCATTAGACAGGGAACGCCTGTTGCGTGTTCACTGAGAAATACTACGTTATTCGTCAGTCACAGACCACTCACTGCGATGTCTATTGATTTTGATTACTACCAACGTGATGCAGTGCTGCCAACAGCGGACACAGCAACGAGCGTATGGCTTGGTGAGGAAGGCTTTGAGCTGATATGCGCCACAGCACAATTTTACTATCAGAAAGAAACTCGCGGTCAGGATGTGGATAACAGCACCGTAACCACGCTACGCAAAGAGCTACAAAACCGCCATGAATCACAGGCATTACAGGGGGCTTACAGATGAGCGATGTATTAGGCGTTACTCAACCTGTTGTTGGTGGTAGCAATGATAGCTGGGGCGGTGACTTAAACGACATTGACATAGAGCTTGGTTTGTATACTAAGCGTTTGCAGCTATTTACGGGCATTTCATCAGGTGATGGTGAATATACCATTCTTATGGATTCACGATTTCCCTATCTTATTAAGCGAGCAACGGTCAGAACCAGTAGCGGCGTTGCCACGATTGCGGTAAAAATAGATTCCACTGCAGTCACGGGCTTGTCTGCATTGTCAGCAACCACAACCAAGACCTCAACAACCGCCACCGCATTAAATGCGGGTGTTATCGGAAGCGATATTGTGGTTGTGCTGTCAGGAGTAACGGCAGATACGGTTTACATTACACTGTATGTTGATCGCACGGGGGCAGGAACACCATGAGTGGATTTGTCAGCTTTGCGGGGGGGGGTATAGTGGGGGGTGGTGCTTCCGTGTCAAACCGTGGCATTCGCAATGATGATTATCCATTGTCTGGAAAAATTAACAGTAGAACAATTGGCGGCACTGATTCAAAAGAATTTACGTTTAGTGTGTTTTTTAACGTCAACAATGAATCCGCATTAGAAGATGATGTAGCTTTAGCAATTATGGGTAATGAAGCAAATGGATTCTTGCAAATTGGGCTTAACACAATAACAGGACAAATAATTGTTGTTGCAGATTATTACGGTGTGCGCGTACTGGAGTTCACAGTATCTACTTTATTTACAAAAGGCATTCCGCAAAGCCTTGCTATTAGCATAGATATGTCTGATACTGCTAAACGGTTTGTTGCGGTGAATGGTGTCATTTCTGCGGCGACTTGGACTGTGTTTTCTAATTCCCTTCTAAGGTTTACTAACCTTTCCTATGCGTTTGCGGGGCAGCTCTTGGGTAACATATCTGATATATATTTTGCACCTGATCAGTATTTAGATTTATCTGTTCCATCCAATCTAGCAAAACTTATAACTTCTAGAGGGTATCCTGCGGATAAAGGAGCAACGGGAAGTTTAGTAACTGGCACATCTCCTCTTGTTTATCTTTCACGCCGTGACGGAGAGGATATTAGCGTATTCTTGGAAAACAAAGGTACGGCAGGACAAACATTTGCCACCACACCATTTGGTGCATGGGTAGAAGATGACGCGCCCATTAAAGTGAGTGTGTGATGCCCGTAGCAACATTCACCCTAAACGAAGGCACAGTAAAAAACCCACAGCACACTAAGTCCACAGAGGCGTGTCTGATTGCGTCTGATAACGTGCATTCACCTAATGGACGACTGACTACCATTCCATCATTCCTGTTATCAATGAATGATGATGGAAGCGTCATACGTGGCACATGCAGGGCGCAGTGGGCAATGCGAATGGAGCAAAACACTATCGGATCGCATTTCTTTTATGGCACGCATTTAGGTGTTTACGATGAATACAAAGGGCGGCGCGTAAACATCACACCCCTGCAAACCACGCCCACAACACTTGGAACAGACCCAATAACTACGCAAGCGGGAATCCCCGTCATAACTATCGCATTCACAGGGCATAGCATCACGCTTGGTGAGCGCATTAAGATTGCAGGGGCAACCGCCGTGGGTGGCGTGGATGCAGTGCAAATCAACAAAGAGCATATTGTTACTGCCGTCCCTAATGCAAATACCATTCAAGTAACGCTGGAAATCAATGCAGTAAGCGGCGCAACGGGAGGCGGTGCTGTTGTGATGCTTGCCAAGCAAGTTGCGGCGGGTGTTAGAAATCAGTCATTGCTTTCTGGGTATGGTGCGGGTCAGTACGGATCGGGACTGTTTGGCGTGGATAAGTTCAGCACTACAGAGCAGCGTTACCCTCGCATTACCAGTTTTGATAGTTTTGGACGTGGCGTCATATTTTGCCTTGGGGATTACACCGCAGGAGACGGACAAAAAATATACAGTTGGAACGGCAATAGAGAGGTTGCGCCTGTTGTGGTTACGAACGCACCAACGGATGCTAACTGGGTACGTGTCATCAACAATGCAGCCGTGGCACTGTGCGGCAATAAAATTAAAATATCTAAAATAGGTTTTCTTGATGTATGGGACGTATTGGATGGTGCGGAAATTGTGCCTATTCAACGTGCCACACGGTTAATATCTGTACATCCAGTCGGCGAGAAGTCAGGCATTGTATTTTCACCTGAGCCGTATTTACTGCGTTATTCTCCAAGCTCAGGATGGGACGCTGTAGAGCTTGGTGCATCGTTCGCAATTGCCGCGCCTAACGCTGCATGTAAGATGGGTGATGGGCTGATATGGTACGGTGCGGACGGCAACTTCTATTATTTTGACGGTGGCGCAGTGCAAACCATAGTCAACGATCAAAACGGTGAGTTCGTGCGTGAACGCATTAATGATGGGGCGATATGGACAACATTCATGATGTCAGACCCTAAGCATAATCAGGCATATTTGTATTACCCTGCGAATGGCTCTGCCAATCCTGACGAGTACGTTATCATAAATCCTTCTGCAATGACGCGAGGAGGCAAGCCAAGTTTCTTTAATGGGTTCATGGTTCGCACCTCAGCACAACAACCTAGCAGCCTTGATTCAAAGTTTTTCATGACAAGTGAAGATGTCGTGTGGTCTCACTTTGCCAATGCGCCCGTGACGTTTACATGGAGCGCAAAGACGGCATTTTTCTTTGCGGGAGGTGGTACAAATAGAGTGAAGCTTAACAACCTCATACCTGACAACTTCCAAGCAGGGACGATTAACGTCACGGTTTACGGGCTTGAGACTCCGCAGGGCAATGAAATAAACTATGGCACGTTTCAGATAAACGCTGTGTCACCCATGATTACGGTGCGCGGCGCAGGGAAGTTGATTGCATTTGAGTTTTGGGGAGCGGATGAGTTTACGCTCGGGTCAATGCAAATGAACATAGAAGCGCAGGGAACACGGTAATGAGAGAATTTGGGAATACTGCAACTATGGTGGATGTGATACGCGAACGCCGCAGCGATGCAAAGGAAATTGATGACTTACAATCATTCAAAGCTAACGGAAGGGACGTAACAAAAACAAGGGCAATACCCACCGCATTTAATGATATTTTGCCTATGGATAAAGCAGGGGATAAAGTTGTGGATAATATGTTCTTTTATGAATTACAACAGCACGGAAGCGTGCTAAGATGGGCGAAGATAGCTCAAAATACGGGGTTTTAATATGATTGATCCAGTTACAGGTTTTCAAATCGCTAGCGCAATCGGAGGGTTACTTGGTAAAAAGAAAAAGAAAGGAACGGCAGCCATTCCCGCGCAAGGAGTGTATGAGGGCTATAATAACATCAAAAAATTTAAGGACAGTAAGTTTATTGATGATACATTGCCCCAAGCGTTGATGGATTTATTAAATACGCCGTTTCAGGGTAGACCCATGCGCCGAGCATCATCATCTGAAATGTCAGACCCTAATTTCGCACCGCAAGGAATTATGGATTCGCAGCGTTTCTTTGATGGCGAAGCATCCATGAATGGTCAGCAGCCACAACCGCAACCACAACAGCAAGCCGCGCCTCAGCAATCAGGCGGTGACGACATGTATGCAAAGATGATGCTTATGCAGGGTGCAATGGGTGACAACCCACGACAGGCGCAGGGCTATAAGGATAACTTGTCAAACATGAGCAGCGAAGATTTAGCGGCACTTGGCAAGCTATTTCGTGAGAAAGGCGCAAAGTTTAGCAACTCGGGTTTGTATGGCGGCTCATTCCTTGGTTCAGACGGCGCAGCGATTGACGCAGGGCAATACTTAGACAGACAACGCAGAGGATAATGACTGTGATTAATTCTAACGAAGTTATGATGATGCAGCAGGGGCGCGGTGCAATGCCTGTGGGTATAGAGCCGCTTCACGCATGGGAAAAGCAAGGATTTTCTACGCTTGCAGACCCAAGGCTTGCGGGTGGTGGTGGTATGGTGGACGCGCAAGCAAAACTCCGTCAATTTATGGGGAGTCAGCAAACTATTAACCCTGTGGCGACTGACTATATGAACCGTGTTGGTCAAATGTTTGGCAAGGCTGATTCAGCAACAGCGGCGGGAATTGCGCCGATTAATGAGTCAGACATTAGTAGGTTTAGCAATCCATTTACCAAGCAAGTGACGCAAGTTGGATTAGACCAACTATCAGAAGATGCTCGGGAATTGCGCCGTCAGCTTTCTTTTGAGCAAGGCGCAACGGGTGCAGCATCATTTGGGCGTGCATCTGACGGAATACGGCAATCAGGATTAGACCGCTCTGAGTTGATGGGGCGCAGTAGTTTGGCGGCGGAATACGGTTATAAGGGATGGCAGGACGCAATAGGTAATTTGTTCAAAGAGAAGGACAATAGCTTACAGGGCGCGGGTATTTATGCAGGGCTTGGTAATGGGTACAGCAATGCCGCAGCCACTGCTCAAGATATTACCAACAGTGGCACGACAAACGCGCTCGCGCCAATTCGGGAATTATTCGGATTTGGTCAGAAACAGACAGACCAAACATTAGAGAACGCTCGCAATCAAATACGTTCAGGTGGCGCGGTGCGTGGCTTTAATCAGAACCTTGCTGATATTTCATTGCAAGATTATCAGGCGGAACAAAACTATCCACGCACGAATTTAACGAACACGTTATCGCTATTACCTAGCTTCCAGAATAACCGTGGCGCAGTGGCGGAGGGCGCACCCACGCAGTCAGGCATAGGACAGTTTGGGGATGCTCTGAATGTTGCAGGGCAGATAGGCGGGTTTGGTGCAGAACAGGGGTGGTTTAAATAATATGGCACGCACATTACAAGAATTGTTTTCTTCGCCTTCCTTTGTTAGAGCAGCAACGGGAGCGATGGGTAGCGACCCCGCAGAACAAGAATATGCAGGTAGACTTGCCAAGCGTGAGCAAGCAGAGCAAAAACAAATAGACTT